TGACCAAATCATCGAAGAATTCGGCTCTTGGACGCATATAAGCGTTCCTAACGGTGCTTCTGATAAGCCTCGTAAACAAGCCCTAATTATTGACAAAGCTGGTACTAGGAATTTTAGTTAAAAAGAACCCCGCCGAAGCGGGGCTAAAAGGAATAAATATGTACTTTTGGGTATTAGGTGAACCAGCAGCGTCAGTGAGGTCTACTGAACATGATTCTGATGATTCCCAAATCGATAGCGAGATGGGATTCTTCATCAAAGTCAGGAACATACTCAAATCCTATGCTGAACCCAGTAATAAAATATAAGTTTATTATCATTTGACTGGGCAAGCTCCGCTGGCACACTCGTCGCCACCATCAAACAACGCTTCATCAACATGAGTAATTAGTTGTGTCGAAGCTACCAAAGCATCATACGCTTCTTTAGTAATTTCCTCCAAAGGCGCTTGGTGAAAGCCGTGTTCGTTATGTAGCAGAAATGACAAGGACTTGTGATTGTTCTTGTAGTTCTTTGCTAAATACTTCTGAATCTCAGGCAATTCTTCCTTACGATAGTACACTGTGCAGGATACGCTATTGTCTGACCAGTTAGCCTGTAGCCACTTCACTACTTCCAACTGATCGATAGCGGTCATCTCAGCAGCAATCTTAGTACCTTCAGGATAGCAAAATGGGAATGATACAACCATTGTGCTGTGATCCTCAGAACCATCGAAGTGACGCTGATATTCTACTGGATACCCATGCTCACGACATACTTGCACCAAAGCATGATCTGCAGCGATACGAATACGACGAATCATGTATTGTGAGTATGCTGGATGACATCCTGAAGTAACTCCCGGAAGCAACGACAAAGTACCGCTAGGCTTAACTGTTGTTAACTTTACAGACTCAGGGAAGTTGTGTGCGTGGCTGTACTTAAAGTCAAACTCACGAAGTCGGCGATAAGTCTCATTTAACCAGCTACGTTGCTCTTCTGTTGCCTGTAGCACACCTGTAACACCAATACCCATTCTCATATTCTTGTGAACAATGTCTTCTGTCTCTTTGAGATGGCAAGGCAATGCAAGGCTATGCTTGTTGATGCGGTACAGCAATTGGCAAACATCTAATAACTGTTCTTTGCTCTCGATGTTAGGCAGATATACTTCTGCTAAACAGCAAGTCTCGTAAGCAGCTAAAGACTGTTCTGCACAGGGATTATATCCTTGGACATCTGGATCAGGATAGTCAGTCTCACCTAAACGACCAATCTTACGAGAGAGTTTCAGATTGATAAGTCCATAAGGCTCTCCTTTGCCTTCGTAGCCATCCCAGAAGTACTCATGCAGGTCTTTGATGTCGTTACAGACAACGCTGTTATTCGACATTGCTCTCCATGAAGGAATGTTTCCCATGTCCCAACGCTTGGCTAATAGATACTCAACATCGTCAGGATCACCAATGGCAATCTGAGCAGAACGGCGTACATTACCAGCAACGACAATAGAACCGATAATGTTCATTATGTCTAAGCAGTCGATAGGACGCAACTTCTTGCCTTTACGCTTCTCAAGGATATTGCTGATCTTAGCGATGCCATCACACAAGTCCTCTGGACCTGATGCAGTACCACCAAAGCCTTTAATTGGAGCACCACGCCCACGAACTAGGATTGTGCTATAGCTAAAGGTAGGATTAGTATCCGCTAGAAACGCCGCTTTGAGCGTCTTGCCGAGAAGTTTGACCCAGCCTTCACGGGAGTCAGGCACAATAAAATCAGCATCAGCGGTAGTAACACGAGTAGGAGCACTAAAGTCAGCATTGACCGGAGGAAGTTTATCAACATTTTGCCTCTGAATATTATAGCCAACGCCAGAGCCAAGCATCAGCAAGTCCATCGCCCATGTGAAAGGACGGACAGGTTGATCGATAACGGTGAACGCACAGTTCTGCAAACTAGCCAGCCCTAAACGACCAACTGTGTCAGTTCCCATCTGCCACAAGAATCGTCCAGCAACAGTGCCTTTCAATTCCATTAAATACTTACGCAGACGCTCTTGCTCATCTGCATCAAAGTTACATCCTAACTGATCGTTAGCAGCTTTAATAACCCGTTCAACTGTATCTGTAAATTCTTCTGTTCGGGACTTCGGATCTCCTTCGTTTAATCTCCTTGCGTATGTTCGTTTATATGTAATGTATCCTACAGTGCTAAATGGTGTGTTATATGTCATTCGACTTCTCTTTCTAGTTTATCAAAATTATCTTCAATTAAATCTGTAAATCTTTCCACGAGGTCTTCAGAGGATATTTCAAGCAATTCGAGTAAATCAACCTCATCGATCTGCTTTAATCGATCTTTGATCTCAATCAATGTTAACGCCATGGGGAACCTTTAAGTGTATCATGAATAGTAGTTTTTGTCAATAGTTTCGTAGTTCGCAATAAGAAATTCTATGTAATGCTTTGCCTTCTCAAGGTCTTGCACACCATTCTTATATGGAAATCGGAGTGAGTACTTAATTACATTAGCTGTCCAAGGATCTAACTTGTAAGCCATGAAAATGTCCCAAGGCTGGATCTCAGCGACTTGGTAGTGGTTACCCCCGACCTGCTTATGATCGGGGCTTACGGACTCGTTTATGCGTTCTATGTAGTCTTTTAATTGCATTGTTTCACCTCTACAGACGACCTGATGGATTTTGTAGACTGCGACCAAGTTCCACAAGAAGAGCACTGATAGCGTTGATAGGTTCCGGTACTAGAGATCGAAGTGCCTCGTTTCTGCAAGCGAGTCGAACCACAATTAGGGCAAACATGATCGTCAGCAAAGAGATTGTGATTAGGGTGATTCCGAATCCAAGGACGCAAAGAGTTATACAACGACTCAAGTAAAACGACATCTTGTATATTATATTTCTCCATACGCTTCCATGCATCTTTATCTCCGTTCATACATTTAACCCAAAGCTCATGACCCTCGTGTTCGTGTTTCTTACCGAGATTCAATCGCTGTGCTACATAGTCCAGCTTGTTACTAGGAAACCTAAAGTTGCTACGAACAACACGCAATAGGTCAATTTGTTTATAAGGCGATGGTGGATTAAAACTATGTAATAAGAATTCCTTGTTAAGAGTAGGAATATCAAACTTAGTACCATTGTAGTGAACCACAGCATCTGCATCGTTGAGAAGACCATGAATGCCTTTTAACATTGTTTTAGGTTTAGATTGATGAACAGAATCAAATACAACTTCTTTATCGCCTAACCACTTTGCTGCATAGCACAAGACATAAGAGGATTCCATTAGCTGATTGATGCTGACGTTTTGCTGCCACAGACCCCAAACATGGGCTGTGTTAGGACTAGACTCAATATCAAGCAATAGTATTTTCATAGGAGATTCCACTTAGTATCTTTCCAGTAATAGATCCAACCTTGTTCATCCATGCCAAGCACAGTGAAGTTAGTCTGATCACCAACTACTTTCCATTCTTTAATTTGCATCATGACCATTCCTCATCCATCTTATTAAAGTCAAATTCTTCTTGAACTTCACTGTTCTTTCCTAGAAATGCTTCCCACGCTGCCTGTGGAATAGCGTGTTCATGTGCTCTATCTGTCCAGCTTGTTACATCCGTAATAAACTTCATTTTAGGAGTAATATCATATCCGTACTTAGCAGATATAACATCAGCACAGGCTAAGACAATATCAAGCCATGTGTGTTCCTCATCAAACTCGATTGTACGGCTAACACTGTCTGAGTTATCGCTTAGACTTACTTGTAGACTTAACATTCTTAGTTCCTTTCTTGGGTTCAAACTGCTCGTTAAACATACCTAATGATTGCTTTAACAACTGATTAAAACCAAACTCAATCATAAAGCAACGCTCTTCTTCAGTCATATCTATCTGAAGATCAGCACCGCCGTCTTCACGCTCTTTCATCTCTAATACTTTCATCATTTCCTCGCTATTAAATCAAAGAATACTTCTGCATCTAACACAACTAAAGGCTTATTACCATTTTGCTTGACAATAGCAATCGGTTCATGATTGCCGTGTGTCTTTGCTTGTTCATAGTAATTATACACTGCTACTTTAGCAAGGCTTTTACATTCAAACTGATACGGTATTGCGTCTCTTGCCGCTGGACTTAACTTGACATCTTCCCCTCCGGCTCCCATTGACGTGCTTACGAGGTCTCCTTGGCGTAGTTGTGGAAACCTTTTTTGCAACTGTGCTACTACCCACTTTTGCAGGTTTCTTCCCTTTGCTTTTGCTGATTGCGGTTTCATTCTTTGTTTCCTCTAACTGTTGCGTCAAAATCCAAGACTTAGGAATACTGATACGATTGTTGCATTCGTGATCTGATACAGTTCCTGCAACACAGATAGCATCGTCTGTTTCACCGACAAGGAATCCAACAGTTACGCATTGTGCAATATCAACTTTTGGTTCGTCCCAGCCAGCATCAGCTTGAGCATCAATCCAAGTGATTT